ACGTGGGTAGATTGGTTGATGGGATTCCCTTTAGAGTGGAGCGCCTTAAACGACTTGGGAACGCAGTGGTTCCACAGCAAGTTAAAAAGGCATTTGAAATCTTGATGGGCATCAAACCAAACGAATTGGCATCAAATGATAAGCCTAGAATTCCAGTGAAAATAGGTAAGATAAAAATAAAGTTGAAACAAGCAATTTGATTTTGGATGCAGCCAATGATTGTAAGCGATCGGTTTAAGTCTTATTCCTTGTTCACTGCCGAAGAGCTAAACGAAAGCATCCTGCGCGACCTTGAAAACATGAGTGACGAAGAGCGTGCGGTATTCTATGAAATCCTCCAAGATCCCCATTTCGAATCAGATCTAAACGCTATGGAACTCGATAGGGAAATGGTGTCCGTCACTCAATGGATTGAGGACGATTACTATATGGGGACCTTGGGCAAAACGATCTATAAGCCTTGGAAGGATGATCTAGTCGAACTGTTTGAATCAAGCCAATATGATACAGCAGTTGTGTGCGGCGGAATTGGCTGTGCGTCAGGAGATACACTCATCCAGCTTGCCGATGGATCAATAGAACAGCTTAAAGAGCTGGCTGGCAAAGCCTTTGATGTAAACCCTTGGCGAGGCTCGCAAACGGCTGTAGGCGTCTTTAATGGAGTCAAGCCGGTCTATGAGATGAAGATCGCCAATGGCTTCACAATCAAGGCCACAGCCGAGCATAAGTGGATGACGCAGGACGGGTGGGTGAGAACCGATCAAATCAATCCAGCGTATCATCGAATCAGGTCCCCTCGATTCATCACGTCCACTCCAATTCGTTTTGACGTAACAGTCGCGGAAGCTGAATGGGCAGGCATCTTTTGCTCTGCAGGCAAACTGCACACCACGGAAGTCAAAGGCGTCAAACGCTATTTTTTCATCAAGTCCGATCCCGAGCGACTAAAACTGTTTACTGATCTTTGTTGTCAACTTGATATCAAATTCGAGCATCCTTCAAACACTTATGTTTCCATGGACGCGAGTGATCTTACCGCACTCTTTAAAAAACTAGACATCACCGATCCAATCAAATACCGCACGATCCCAAAACCAATTCTGCAATCATCCAACACTGTTCTAGCTGGCTTCATTCGAGGCGCTTTGATATCAGCCGTCTATAGCGGCATTCATAATTACTTCAGCTGCTCTGTGACTTTCACGTCTCATCTCGAAGTATTCCTTCAATACATGACGCTGGCTTTTAAACGCTTCGGTATTAGATCGCGTGTTGTTCATGCTGATCGAATATCAAAAACTTTTAACTTGGCCATATCAGGCAAGTCTAATATCAATCTTTTTGCCGAGCATATTTCCATAATCAGACCAGACATAAAAAATAAATTTAACATCATGGTCGAAGTCATCAAGGGCAAAGTCGAAAAGTCTCACGCTGATTTTCTGCCAGTCAACTATGGTGATGCCCTGGCTTGGACCAAGAAGCATAAGGTTTCCATTGGCGCTACAAAATACGCTAAATGGTGCGGTCGGGACAGTGCCGACCTTAAGGTGAGTCACGTTGATGTTTTAAATTTCTGCAAGCAGTGGCCGCATATGCATGCTCATGCTTATGAACTTTTTTTTGATACCGAGACGATTTGGGAAGAGATAAGGTCGATTCAAAAAACTGACAACGTCATTCCTGTTTTTGATCTTATGGTTCCCGATGACAACAGCTATTTGGCCTACGGCATGCTGTCTCATAATTCAGGCAAGTCAACATTTTCTCACCTTGCTGTTTTAAGAATGATCTACGAGGCGAGCTGCCTGAAAAATCCTGCGGTATCATATGGCCTTGCTTCAGGCTCTATCATTGGCTTTTGCTCGCTCGCCAAATCCAAGGAAACCGCACGCCGCGTTGTGTTTGAGCAGCTGGCGCACAAGATTCAAGAGTCACCTTATTTTAAATACGACTTTCCTCCGGTCAAAGATTTAAAAGCGGAAATTGTTTTCCCTAAAGGCTTGGCCATTATTGCTGGATCGTCAACGGACACGTCCATTATCGGCATGAACATTTTTGGCGGCATTATTGATGAAGTTAACTTTTGGGGAAGGGTTAAAAAGTCATCGCTTAACTACGGCAAGAATTGGGGAGGCGAAAGCAAGTCGGGACGCCTGTTTGATTCGGTTCGTCGCCGTATGAAGTCGCGCTATGTTAAGAAGGGCAAGCTGCCTGGAATCATCATGCTCGTATCGTCAAAGAGTACAGTCGATTCCTTTACCGATCAGTTCGTTCGTAAAGAACAAGCGATGGGAACGCTGTCCACTTTTGTCAGGGATCGCTCGATACTTGAAATGAAAAAGGGCAGCTTCAGCGACCGCACCTTTAGGGTTCTGATTGGCACGATTGACTATGCTTCCAAGATTATATTGGACGGTGAAGATGTCAGTAACTATAAGGACGCGATCGTCATAGATATCCCAGAGGATTTCCGTTCGGACTTTGAGGCCAACCTTGAGGAGTCGCTGCGAGATATTGCCGGTGTTTCAACAATTGCTATTTCCAACTTCATAACTAAAGTCGAAAAAATAAACGAGATGATCGACAAGGATAGGATTCATCCCTTCCAGTGCCCGCTGCTTGACGATCCGAATACGTGGGACTCGCGCCGGTCTTATAAGATGAATTGGTATGCGCTCTGTGACAGAAAGCCGAACGGCGAGTGGGTGCCTAAGTTAAACCCTGAAGCACCAAGGCATCTTCATTATGATCCAGCTTTCACAGGCGATGCATTTGGATTTTGCCTAGCTCACGTTGGCGGGATGATTCCCGTTCAAGAGTCCGGAGAAATCATTGAGTATCAGCCGGTCTTTGTCGTCGATTTTGTTTTGGCTATTCAGGGCAGTAAAGACGAGGAAGTTATATTTAGAAACGTGCGAGAACTTACTTATGAGTTTTCATCGCACGGCTTTCACATTGCCGAGGTAAGCATGGATACCTATCAGTCCAGGGATGCGTGTCAAGCCTTAGAACAAAATGGCTACAAGGCTGGAATCTATTCTGTCGATACGGGAATCTCATCGCGTGGGGAAAACGTAGTCAATACCGCTATTGGCCGAATTCCAAAAGCGAAGCAAGCCTACTGGTATTTGAGATCCGCAATTTATGAAGGCCGGGTCAAGTGTTATGATTATCCAATCCTATATAGGGAATTGCGGCGACTGGAAGATGGACCGGAAAAAGTGGACCATCCCGATGGTGAGGGAAAAGATTTAGCTGATGCGCTGTGCGGTGTGGTTTGGACTCTTTTCAGGTCAAGATACTCGGGTGAGTTTTTGGCACCTAGCAAGGGCATCACTTTAAACCCTAGAGCGGAGTCGGAAAGCATGGCCGACTATCAGGAAAGCATCACCGATCGCTACAGCAACACCGTGGACAATCTTTTGGATCAGGCGTTGGCGATGAAGGGCAAAGGCGTTCAGGAGTTAGCTGGAGTGAAGGTTTATGAAAAGACCAAGCCAAAGTCGATTTCGCCTAAGTATCAAAAGGTGAATATGGATAACACTGTTGACGATTTGACGTATAATCCAGAGGACTTTGTGCAGCGCGGCTGAGTGAATTTTAAAAATTGAATTCGAGTTCAGGCGGAAAAATAATGGGAATCGCGGGAAACAGTTTGGATTTGATTAGGACGGTTTTTAACCGAAACAACGTGCTGCCATTGCCTAGCAGCTATTGGGATCAGGCGTCACGCGGTTCCTTTTATATGCAGCAAGGCTTTGCAGGGCAGACAGGCGGCAGCAACGGGCAGATAGCTGATTCGGTTCGCATCGAAGAAGATTTGATGAATCGCTATGCTGACTACGACGAAATGGATGCGTTCCCTGAACTCGGTGCTGCCATTGATTTGTTTGCCGACGATGCGACAGTGCAGGACGTGATGTCGCAGAAAAGCATGTGGTTTGAATCCTCGGATGAATCCATTGATCACGTTCTTAATGACATGCTAGAAGTCAATCTCAAAGTCGAAAATGAACTCTGGGAAATCGCTCGCTCGCTTTGCAAGTATGGAAACGAGTTTATAGAGCCAGTGGTATTGGATCAGGTCGGCGTGGTTAAGCTGAATCATTCGCCTGCGCCTTGGATGCGGCGGATCGAGGACATCAATGGAATCCTCTATGGCTACATGCAGGATCCAGCGATGACCTTCACAATCGACACGCGGACGTTCCTTGATCGAATCAAGAACAAGGGCATGAGTGAACTTGAATTGCCTCAAGGCTTGGGCACAAGTTTGCTTCAAGTCTACGAGCCATGGGAGATCGTTCACATGCGCCTGCGCTCGCGTGCGCGGCGGGACCTTTATGGGTATTCAGTTGTCGAGGCTGCTCGCTACGCTTGGAAGCGATTGGCTATGATGGAAGATGCCATGCTGATGTATAAGGTCACTCGCTCGCCGCAGCGATACGCATTCTATGTTGACGTTGGCGATGTTCCTCCAAATCAAGCGCGTGGACTTTTGAATCGAATCAAAAACGATTTCAAGAAGAACAAGTTCATTGATAGCAATGGGAAACCTAATTTTCGTTACTCGCCACTTTGCCTTAGTCTTGATACAAAAATTCCAGTCATCAATATTCATGGTGAAGCGCCATTAAAAGGTGCGGTTAAAACACTTTCAGAGTTGATAGCGGATCACGAAGCTGGAATTAAAAACTGGACGTATTCTATCAATGTTGAAAATGGAGAGTTAGTAAAAGGCGAAATCGTTTGGGCTGGAGTAACAAGAAAAGACGCGGAAGTTTTGAGTGTAGTTGTTAATGAAAAAGAAATGGTTGTAACACCTGATCACAAATTTCTTTTAAACAATTTGGAATATAAAGAAGCTAAGGATTTAATTCATACAGATAAAGTTCTAAGTATTGACCCTATTTCCAAAAAAACTTTTTCTCAAAATATAACAGCGGTCGGGAAGATAAAAGACAATCAGGACACGGGCTGCATCACTGTTGAGATGTGGCATAACTTTGCGCTTGATTCAGGTGTCTTTGTCAAGAATTCGGCGGAAGATGATTTTTTTATTCCTGTGCGCAAAGACCGCAAGGGCACTGAGATTGAAGTGCTGGCAGGACCGGAAGGTCAATCAGTTGAGGACGTGCAGTATTTTCTGAACAAGATTTTCGCTGCCTTGAAAATTCCAAAGAGTTATTTGGGTGCCGATGAAACCGTTGGAAGAGCGAATCTTTGTTTGGTTCCTGAAACAAAAGTAGTTTTGACTGACGGCAGGCATTTGACAATGGAACAGCTCATACTTGAATATAGTCAAGGCATTGAGAATTTTGTTTACTCTATTGATGAGAAATCACTAGCAGTCAATCCAGGGAAAATAATCAAAGCTGAGTGGACTCGGAAAAACGCTGATGTCGTTAGAGTTCATATTTCCGGCAACATCACTGTTGATTCGACTCCTGATCATCTTTTTATGTTGAGAGATGGATCTTATATTGAGGCTTCAAGTTTAAAAGAAAATGATGAACTCATGTCGTTTGGTGATCAGCATGTGCGGTGGGTAGAGATTCTTGATCAGAAAAGAGACTGCTGCGATATCCAAATAGAGGGATCACCTAACTTCGCTCTGGCGTCAGGTGTCTATGTTCATAATAGTCAGCTTGATGTGCGGTTGTGTCGTTCCGTCATGCGTATCCAACGCGAGCTAAAGAACGGCTTTCGTCAGATTGGCCGAATAGATTTAGCTGCCAAGAACATAGATCCCGACCGCACATCTTTTGAATGTCACATGGTCATTCCATCCGGCGTGTTTGAACTTGCACAGATTGAAGTCGAGAAAGCCAAACTCGATTTAGGCGCACAATACCGCGAGGCGAATTTTTCTGAATATTGGGTGTACTCAAAAATTTTGGGGTTATCCGATGAAGAAATATTACAAATTCAGACTCAGCGGGTTAGGGAAAAGGAAGGTAACATCACAACGGAAGATGCAGAGCGTTTGCGATCTGCACTTCCCCGAATGGTCGATCGTGCGGCGGACCGTTCTGATCCAAGGGCTAGAGAGTTCCAGCAGCGAATTTTGGATGAGGTCGAGTCGGGTAATACCCATATTGGCCGAAGGCTTCATGAACTCAAGATGCTCACAAACGAAGTCCGAGGATCAATCAGAAATCAAAAGCGAACGAATGGAAAAAGATGATGATTAATCGTTTATTCATTGATGCGACAAACAGAAAGATATCTTTATTAAGCAGCGGTTTTTTGACTGAAGCTATTCTCAAGCATTATTATCACGGCACAGGATCTGCTTTTGATAAATTTAGCAAGCCTGGATATGGAAAGCATGGAATAGGTTATTATTTTACTCCAGACGAAAAAGAAGCACGTTACTTTGCTAAAAGCCTTGCTGGTTCTAATGAAAAAGAGAAAAGGCCAAGAGTTATAGAAGTTCAGTTAAATGTAAGCAATCCTTTCAAAACAATGAGTGTAGAGGACGCTGAGAAGGTAGCTAATAACTTTGACTACAAATACAGAAAACCAAAATTTGCAGGAGGAGCTAAAGAGCATTACCAGCATCTTGAACTGCAATTAAAAAAAATGGGCATTGTTAAAGGTCCGGCTGGCAAGTCTGACTTCAATAATAAAATCAAGGAATCTGGTTTTGATGCGGTTGAATATGATACATCTAATCATTTGATAGTCTTTGATCCAAAGCAGATTAAAATTGTTTCATCATATTTTTTGGATGAAAGATGAGTGATCTATCCGAAGCTGATCAACTAAAGATACTGGAAGAGTTCGCCAAGAAGCTAACGCACTTCACCGAATGGTCGATCGTGCGGCAGACCGTTCTGATCCAAGGGCTAGAGAGTTCCAGCAGCGTATTTTGGATGAGGTCGAGTCGGGTAATACCCATATTGCATATTGGCCGAAGGCTTCATGAACTCAAGATGCTCACAAACGAAGTCCGAGGATCAATCAGAAATCAAAAGCGAACGAATGGGAAGCGATGATGAATAGACATTTCATGGATCAAACAAATAGAAAAATATTTTTGATTGATGAATCAAATGACTTAAATGGGTTTGATGATCCATGGAAAGTGATGTCTGACGAAGATCGCAAAGAGGCCAATAAGCTATTTAAAGCCAGCATGAAGGCGTATCCTAGTTCACCGAAACAAAAGGCGATCAGTGAGAAACTACAGGCATTGCTTAAGAAATATGGGATTGGTAAAACATGAGTAAGGTCGAGCATCCAAACTACTACGGCGGCGCAGACAATCCTTATGAAGCGATCAAGGTCATTGACGCATGGGGACTTGGTTTCAGTTTAGGCTCTGCTTTAAAATATATTTGCCGTGCCGGATTTAAGGATTCAAAAACTCACGTTGAGGATCTCGAGAAGGCTGCTTTCTATATCAGACTTGAAATAGAAAAATTAAAATCCAGAGTGAAGGAATAAGAGATGCCAAGTTTAGCTCCGCGCATTGATACGCTTGAATCGACTCCGACATTTTCCGGTGCTGCTAGTTTTGCGGCTGGCTCTGCTGCCGCTCCATCTTTACGTTTTACTGTCGATCCGACGACTGGTCTTTATAGGATTGGTGCTGGCAATATTGGTTTTACTTGTGCAGGTGTTAATGCAGGCGGTGTTGTTTCTGCTACTTGGACATTAGGTTCTATTGATCCATTAGTTCATGTAGCAAAACGCCATGATCTTTGGGGTAGAGAACTTCGCCTAAACACCACAGCTGATCAGAATGCTCAACTCTCGTTGAACGTCATGGCAAGTGCCGCATCATTTAATAAGACAGGATATATTGTAAGTTCACTTTTGACAGCTCAAGACAGTGCTTCTGGATCTGGATTAACAACAGCTGCTATGACAATTATGGCAAGAAAAGCTGATGATTATATCGGGACTAACGGAGCGGCTCTTGTTAATCGGCCTTTGTTTTATTTTCAAAACAACACTAGCAACGTGGCTGAGTGCTTAGCATCTGGGAGTTGGATATTTGGTTTAGTAGCTGCAACAGCTCCTGAGCACAGATTTAATTTAGGAAATAGTGGTACTGGTAAGATGAGATTCAATCTTAACAATACCCTAGACGCTTACATAGGACTTAATGGTACAGCCAGTGGAATATTAGACTACAATTTAAACCATACTTTTGGCGGTATAACAGGGACTAATAGCGCAAATGCAGGTGGTACTTTTAGAATTGATAGCCGCGATACAGGTGGAAGCAATCTATTTAGTTTCCATGCTAGAGGTTTGGGTGACGCGCTTAATGTTGATAATGCTGTTATGTCTATTACGGCAGCAGGCGCTTGCACGATTGGAGCAAGCGGAGCATCTGGAACCAAAGTTTCAGTAAACTCTTCTTCAGGAGCAATGCCTTCTATTTGTAATTCGCGCACAATGTCTGTTTATAACGATGCGGA